GGAGGGACTTCCCTGCGTAGAACATGTGACTTTTAAATGCTACTACAAACTTAGAACCTTCTACTGTACTTTCACTTACGTCTGTTGCCGACATTGATGTGTTAAAGAAGGTAGGAGCATTTGCCCCATCTACTACTATTAACTTACTATTACCATCAAAGTTGTAGCGTTCAAAGTTATACTTACTTGCACTTGTTCTACCACTATCTCTACTTGTCCAACTTGAGCCACCTGCTGTAGCACTATATATACTTGTTCCTCTTGCTGCTACAACGAAGTCACCAAAAGTTGCAACCATTAAAATCTTTTCACTAGCAGAGCTTGTATATAGTACTACGGCACTTACATATTTACTAAAACCGTTTATTCTTCTGTAACCACCTTCAATGTCAGGCTCAAAGTTTTGTAACTCTAATGCTTCTCCTGGTTGCATCATAAAGGTTGATCTGTTTAAAACTAATCCACCTTCACAGTTAAACGCAGCAGGTGCTGTCTGTGATAGATCAGGCATACTAGTTTAGTGCTCCTGAGCTAAAGTACCCTGTAGGTTGTTGTATCATTGTAGAACGAACATACTCGTATTTGTTTACAAGTAAGCTCTGCATGTTTTTTATGCCCTGTTCAAACCTATCAAAATTAAGTTGATACTGTGTGGTTTCTCCTCTGTACTGATACACGAAAGCTGTAGCTCCATCTACAATTACAGGATCAAATCGTGCAGGTATTGTTGTTGTGTCTCCATGTGCAGAAAGATCTGTTGGAAAAGCAAAATAGTCATACTTTAATGTGTATGCTCTGTTAGGAAACGGAAACAAAAGGAAGTTGTTGTCTAATGTCCTAACTATATATCTAGGAACAGCACCATTATCAAATTGTGCAACGGATGTACCATTGTCATGTGTAGCTGCTGTTGTTCCGTTAGCACCTCTTGTACATCCTGTTAATGTATTTGTGCTAATGCCTGTGTATGTTATCTCTTCGTTTTCTATGAAGATTTTTCCAGTGCTGTCAAAGCCTGTAGAACTTGTAAGATCTATTTCTGTTTCACTAGCGTCTAATGCTTCTGCTAGTGTCGTTGTTACTATTTCGTCTTCTTGTGTTATGTTCTCGTTATTAATATATTCATTGTACTGCACTATACTTAAATTTGCACCGGATGCTCCTATAGTGCTATTCTTAACTATTCTAGCTGTATTATAATCTACATGCTTGGCATCAGTAGGTATGCTGTACCTAACTATTCCTGGAGATAGTGTCTGTGTTTTTGTGGTGTGATTAAAGGGATATTGAAACTCCCTTTGATTAATATATCGTATAGATTCGTTAACAGCGTTTTGTGCTTGAATCTGTATACCTCTCGCATTAGAGAAGTTAGAAGAGGTGAGTTGCACTTCGTTTAGTCTTGCTAATACACTATTTGTTAATGATAAAAAAGTTGCCATTCACCTTTGTCCTGATAGTGTAAGGGGCAAGTCAATCCTGTTACACCTGCCCCAAACAGTTTATAAATTTAAGCTAGTAGATCCCTGTCTACTTCATTAGCTCCATCTGCTGCAAAATGAACAGTGCTTTGATTACCCATAGCATCTATATCCATTAATATAGCAAATATGCGAATCTGCCCTGTGTTAGGGGCAGTTGAAGTAGCCTGTAGCTCAAGGTCAATAGTATCAGCAGATGAACCTACAAAAAAAGGAACTCCTGCTTCTGCTGAAGGTGTAAGATAGCCAAGACCTGATGACAAATTAGATGCGTCAACATCAATGTCTACGGCTGCTACATACTGGTCAACATCTGTTATACCTAAGTTAACAGTGTTGCCATCAGCAGCTGATTGAACTGATTCAATCATTTCTGCTCCTGCTGTTAATACCATAGTATTAGCAGGTACAGTGATTGCCTCAACTATATCTCCTGCACTAAGGGCATCTAGATCAGCGTGTCCGAAATCTATAGTAGTTTGAACCATGTATGGTTTTCTACTTGGATTACCAACACCTCTAGCATCAACTTTAAATGTACTAATTGTAGCCATTGTATAATCCTCCCTTAACCTGCGTTATATTTGGCAGTCACGATTGCCTCAGGTCTGAGGATCTTTCTACCATATAAGTGCATACCACGCACGATGTCAGCAAAGCTGTCAGGGTCACGGTATGTTTCGGTTTTGCTGAGTTGTTCAGCCGTTGCAACAGCAGAGCCATGTCCTGCAACAATTACACCAAAGTCAGTGTTTTGGTTTGTAGTACCTGATGTACCTGGACCACCACCAACTGAAGGTAAGTTGCTTGAAACATATACTCTAAATCCTGCAAGGTTGTTAAGAACAAGTCCGTTTTGCAACTTCCCTGCTCCACCGTAGTCAGCGTTCATTAGTTTAGAGTTTTCGTCACCTAATAACTCCATGAATACAGGGTCAATGACAAGCCATCTGTCCTGTGTATCCACTTGCTGTTGGTTCAACAGTCTAGCCATACGATTGACCACAACCATTGGTGTTACGGCTGCTGTACCTACAGATGTAGCACCCCCTGTTAGATTAACCACAGGGATACTTTGGTCTGTTGATGGTGAACTTATGTTACCAAAATCTTCTTTTGAAAGCTTCATAGAAGAAAGTAGCTCGTCTGTTCCTGCAGTAGAAACAGCCACAGAACCGTTAGTTTGGTCATTAACAGTGTCTGCTTTAGAGTGTAAAGAAGACTGTTTATAACCTGACATGTAACCAAGAACTTCTTGGTCATATTGGTCAGCAAGTCTATATGCAGCTCTGTCGGTTGCAAGTTGCATAAAGTTTACGTGACTGTGTGCTTCCTCGATGTCATCCATTTTGAAAGCGTAGTAGTTAGACTTATCCACAGTAAGGGTAAAGTCTTCATCGTCAAGATCTTGTGCTGTGACTTGTGTGCCACGAACATAAGACTTAACTGAGATTTCAGGTTCTTTGATAATACGAACCGTATCTCCTTGTCCTGATATTTCACCGAAATAATCAGAGTTAGTTACATCTCCAACAACAGTTGACTTACGGAACGCAAGCTGTACCTGTTTGGAATATATTACAGGACTAAAATTACCGTTGGGTAAGTTTTGATAGCCTGTAGCACTTGAAAAAGCCATGATAAATCCTCCTCTTGGCTAGGTTAAGAACTAAACACTTTGCTATCAGAGGCTACGCTTTTTTAGAGTTGCATCAGGATTTGATTACATGATTTCAAATGAGATGGGTCTATACTTATCGTAGGTAGTCAGACAATATATGTTTGTACGTGTTAGTTATATTTAGAAAAAATGCCTTGTCAACACTTTTTTATCGTGCTGCACCAGATAAATCATATACAAACTTACCTGCTCGCATTGCTTCCATTATAGCTTCTTGGTTTTTAGCATACTCTTTATCTGACATTTTGTCTACTTGGGACTCCCTAAAGTAGTTGTTAGACTCGTCTGCTACTGGAGAAGCCTTAGAGCGAGTGTTCACAGCAGTAGCTGCAGACTTTCTGTTATCGCTCTTTTTAGTTGAGATATCTGCATCTATTTTGTACAAGTCAATAACTCGTGCAACAGACTTAGCATCATCAACATTCTCGTATAAGGCATCCTGCACCCATTTAGGTTGCTCCTCTGCCCAATCGTGGAACTTGTCGTCCTGCCGTATATCTATAAAGTCAGGGTGTAACTTCATAAGTTCAGCCTCAGCTTTTTCTTTTGTAGCCTCTACCCTCATCTTTTCTATATTCTCAAGCCGTTTGTCAAGATCACTTGATCTCTCTCTAGCTTTTTTATCAGCTATACTTTCAACTATACCTGCAACGTCAGGGTACTTTTTAGCCCACTCAGCTATCTCATCTTCAGACTTGGGTAGTACCAACTCATTGCGAGTAGCTTTTGATAGTTGATCTTCAAGAGCTTGGACTCTTTCCTCAGTCTTCTTATCTTTGTCTGCCATGTGTCTCCGTAGATCACCGTATCTCTTCTTAAAAGACTGCTCTTCTTTTGAAAGGTTTTGATCCTCCTTTGAATCCTCCCCTCCTTTTTCAGTAGAAGATACTTCTTTGACCTCTTCAGTAGGTTGCCCACCTTCTTCTCTGGCTTTAATGAGTTCTTGCAGTTCCTCCTCATCTTTTTTGATACGCTCTGCGTTTTTGTTTTTGCGTGAGCGAGGATCAACAAACCCTGCTACTTTTACTTTTTCTACGTTTTCTAACTCTGGCATAATAATTACTCCTATTGTTGGGGCTGATTTTCATCAGGTCGCCTTAGTTTTAACACCAAGTCCTTTCTTGGTGGTACGCTTTTTGGAAGCTACTTTTCTTTTAGGTTTAGTGACTAACGCTCCCTTATTAGCCATTATACTTCCTGGATTAGTTATATCAGGTGGCGCAGAGGATACTCCTCCTCCTGCCGGACTAGTGTAGTCTTGTGATATACCATGCAGTTGATCGAATATCTCACCTACACTTGGTGGTCCTGATCCTATTGGTTTACTTGTATCAGGTGATCCGTCTGCTTTTTTCCCTGCAGTAAGATCTAAAACACTTTGTTGTATGTTTTGTGCATTATCTATAATGCCTTTTAACTGTCCTGCTGTAGCAGTTTGTACGCCTTTAGGTGTGTTTATTTTGTTTCCGTCTGTAATACCAAACATAGCCTTTGTCATCTTGTCAGCAATACTCCCTGAAAAAAGTGCATCTTTACCAAGATCTTTTATGACACTGTCTATCTCGTTAGTGCTTAGTTCTTTAGAAGGGTTTAGGTATTGTAAATCTTTAGCAGAAGTCGCCTGACCCATTGGATCAATCCCACCTAAGTCAAGCATATTTGGTTTAGTTTGCATGGTAGCTTTATAGTCTGCATAAGTTTTTGGCAAGTCCGTAGGTATAGTAAAGTCTTTTTTAGTACCAAACAACCTAGAAAGAAATCCCTGCTGTGGCGCAGTAGTTACTAGATTTTTTATAGCGTTAAATTCTTGCTCACTTCCTACTTTTAATGTCCCATCTTTTAAACCGTCTAAGGCTGATTTTCGTATATTATTATCTTGCATAGACATTAATCCTCCAAGAAGAGGAACATTTCTAACTATATCATCTATACCAAAACCTTGCGTTTGATTGTAGTAGTCAGCATAGTCTTTTCCTGTAAAATCCTCTATGGCTTTCGGCTGTGACAATCTTCTATCTTTATCAATCTGCGCTTGCATCAAAGGATCTACTGTAACACGCTGTCCCATATTTCTTCTTTGTTGTGCTTCGTTTTCAGCCTCTTGTCTATCTCTTTCACCTGCTCTAGGATCGGAAACACCAGTGCCACCCCCACTGCCTCCCTCTGGTGAAAAGCCACTAGGCACAGCACTCATAGGTTTTCCATTGTAATGAGGTATTACTATTGTTCTTTTACCGTCAGGGCTTGTGTAGTTTACTAATTCAAAGCCTGTGCCTGATGGTCCTGTAGTAGAACCATAGCGTTGACCTGGCGTGTACTTTTGTCCAAAGGCTTCTTCATATGTATCCACAACACCACCTTCATCATATGTTTGTAACTGACCTACAGGAATAGGGAAGTCATCATCTACAGGCTGTCCACCTATCCTACCGTCTGCTTCCATTGAACCAAAACCTTTCTTAGCTTGGTTACGCAGTTCCTCAAACTTTTGCACTCCATGAAAGCGTACAACGTCAGCAGGTACAACATACTCACCTTCACTTAGCTGTGCAGGAATATCATCTCTAACTTCTTTTGCCATACTACCTGACGGCACTTCATTACCACTCACAGGATCTTTATTCATGCCATCATCTTTGAGGACACCACCTTCATTCATAAAAGCCATTTCCATTTGTTGTTCCATAACGTCCCCACCTTTTTTAAACATTCGTATTTTTTTATCAGGAGTTTTTACTTTTAAAGTTTTTAAGTCAGACACGCTAGGAGTTTTTACACCCTTAGCTAACACAAGAGGTCCTACCTGAACAACCTCATCTGCTTTAAACACAGGCTTTCCTGTTGCTTTATTATAGAAAAAACTATGTCTAAATGGATTCATACCAACCTGAGTCCACTCAGGATCGTTTAATAATTTTTTTGATAGCTCATGCACATCCTCAGGAACAGCATTGAAATAGTCACCGTGTATCCTGCCTATAGTGGTTTTATCTGCGCCTTTTGCTATTCTTAGTCCACCCTTAGCTGCAGTCATAAACTCAACATTTTTTAATATGGCAGTTTGTCCATAACCAATTACATTTCCTCCTAGCTTTGTTCCGTCATGTAATGAAACAACCCAAGTATTGTAGTTTTCATAAGCAGGAATATCTAGCCTAGAACCAACACGAGTTCCATCAGGTATGTTTTTATTAACACCTACTATACCTTTTGCTACTTTATTTTCATCAAGAGAACCTGCAATCTCTTTTAATGTAGGAAGATTTGGAAAATTTTCATCTGTTATGGGTTGTATAGGTTGATATGCTTTTACAGTATCTCTGTACTCTCTTGATGTTATTTTTCCTTCACTTAACTTTTCTGCTGCCTCTTGAACCTCAGGAACTCTTTTTTGTTTAAAAGGATTTTTAAACTCTTTTTGCCATGCAGCTTTTGCATCAGGATCGTCCATTAATTTTTTAGCATCATCTATATCTGCTTGTCTAAAAGCTTTGGACGCTGCTTTTAAACCTTTACCTGCTATCTTACCTGCTATTGGAATTAACCCTAAAACAGCCGCAGCTGTATTTATACCTGCTCCAACATAATCGCCTCGCTCTACGTCTCTAGCTACATCAGCTACGTCTAAAGCTGTGCCAACGCCAGGAACAAAGCCTAACGCTTCTCTGGTTAAACTAGAGCCAGACTCTTCTTTCTCCTCTGGAAGATTTTGTACTTCTGGCTCTATATCGTCTAGAAAAGGATTAGGTCTTTCCATTGTTCATCATATCTCTTAGTTGCATCATACGTCTAAGAGCAGAGATAGCACCTTGTAGTCTGTAGATGTCAGACGGTTTCTCTGTTTGCTCCATAGTTCGCTGATAGTTAATAATGGATCTTTGTAGCTCCTCTACAAAAGCATCCCATAGTTCTTTGTTATTCGTTAACTCTTTAATCTTAGACATTACCTGTAAATCCTTCTTCTTCTGGTAAAGGTGCTTGACCTGTTCCTATGTTTCCACCCCCTGCTCCTGTTGGGTCTTGAACATCTGCCCCTGCCGGTGGTGCTTCACCTTCTGGTGGTAGTGGCATTTGTTCTCCTTCAGGTGGTTGAGGTGCTTGTTGCTGTTGAAACATTTTGAATATCTCAGCCTGTATCGCAGCGTCTTGCAAGCTATTAGTAACCTTATTAGGATCAAGATCCATAGCTTTTGCAATCTCTCTAATAATATAATCCATTTTAGCAAACGGTGCTAGTGCAGGGTTTGATGCAACCTGTAAGAACTGCATTAGTCTTTGACTACGCACTTCGTTTGCCATTAAGCTTTCTGTGCCTTGTGCTTTGATTTCTAAGTCTCCCTTTATGTCAGGGTCGTAATCGAATTGCATATTAAAACTAAAGAAAGCTTTACCCATAGGCGCTACTAAATAGTCATCAACATTCTTCACAACATTACGGATAGAACCGTTAGCTGCTGACATCAACATGGATATACCTGATGCTGTACGTCCTACACCCTGTATGCCTGTTTGTCCATGAGCAAAAGATGGAAAGCCTGTACTCTCGTCTGCAAGCACTCGTGCTTTGTCAAACAGTTGCATGTTTTCTCCGGCTACGTTTGGAAACTTTGTACCAAAGATAGCTTGCCCTGGCGCTCCTCCTTGTCGTCTAAATATTTTTCCTGGGTATACGCTGAGGTCTTGACCTGGCACAAGGTTAGTCTCATCAACCTCCATGATTAGGTTGCCACTTAATGCAGCATTGTCAATAGCCATACGCATAAAGCCGTTCATTAGTGTTTGTGTATCGTCCATGTTTTCGGCAATACCTACACCAAAGAAGCTGTATGGGTTATGCTCGTAAGGCACAGCATAGTAAGGTATGCGTACTGGCTTGAATGGGTTAAGAACTAGCCTAAGCACATGACCTTGACAAACCCATATATTACAATTTATTTGATCTAAATCTTTTAAGTCTTTTGGAATGTCTACGCCATTCTCTTCAAGTTTATCTGCATCTACATACCCCCAAAACTCTAAGACTTCATAACGCTCAGTGTAGTTTTCTATAGCATAGTCTTTCATGTCGTCTTCCCAATACTTTTTGTCGTATTGTGCGCCCATATCAAGACATTCCTCTATAGATTCTTCCCTGAAGTAAGGTCTGCTTTTTAAATTACGCATCTGCGTTTTAGATAGCTTGTGTCTTTCCACACAGTATTCTGCCTCATCCATGTTGTACGCATCAGGATCAGGATAGAAGTTCCAGATAGAAACGTGACTTGTTGACGGTACAGTTTTTATTAGGGGATCATAGTTACCATCTTCTCCCCAGTTAGGATACTCTTTGTCTAGAGCAAAAGGTCCTTTCATTATACCTGTGCCAAACAAAGACATCTCAAAAGCCGTATTACGTAACTGTTTGTTTGCGCCTGATTCTTCTAACTGATCGTGTATTTTCTTTTCCATCTTCTTTGCAGCAACCATAGCAGGGTGAAACGTAACTGTCTGCGCTGTTGTACCATCGCCCTCTATAAGTTTTTCTGACACGATGTTCAATTTGTCTTTCATGCCACCAAGTCTGTTCTGCAAATCTTGCAGTGTTTCACCTGGTTTTAACTTTTCATTAGGGCTAAATAAAAAAGGCTCTGAAGGTTTGTCTTCATAAGCCTGTCTCAGTTGATCCCCTGCTTTATCTGCATTAGGGTCAAGGTTTATATGTGCTGATTCCGTAACACCGTCTGGTAACTTTGTAGGATTAACAGTAAGAGGAAAAGTGCTGTTCCCAAACAATACGTCAATAATCTGACCATATGCCGCAAGTGTTTTTGTTTTAGTTACTTTTACAAATACTCTAGACTTTTCTGTTTCTGTAAATTGAACATCAGGACCATATAGTCCTCTGTAGTTTCTGTATGCCTTGAGCCATCTTTGTTCATCCTGTTGTCTTACATCTTCGGCTCTTTTAAATCTTCCTTGTACAAAACTTACTACATCATTTTCTGATCTTAATGCAGGATCGTTATCTTCTATTACTGAAACACCGTCTGCATCAAATGCTACTTCATTATCTTCTGCCATATTTAATATCCAAAGTTAGGATCAGCGATTTGAAAACCTGTTCGCTGATTATCAGGGTTATAGTCCCAAATAGAACTTCTAGGTCGTGTCATAACACCGTAACGCAATGCGTCATACATGTGATCCATACTATTCGTATCTACATCTTCGGAGTTTTTCTTGTCCAAAGGGAGACTAGGAAGTTGAGATATAAGGTTTGTGCAGTTATTAAATACAACAAGGCGTGGTTCACTGGTGTATTCGTCAACTTGGAGTCTTCTGTGTAATTCGTTTTTTCCTGCAACTCTACTTCCTCTACTTCTATCTGATGGTCGCCACTTACAACCTCTTACTATCATCTGCTCTGCTAGGCTAGGACCAGTGTCGCCCCTTTTGTGCCATAAAGAACTGTCTAAAACTCCGTACTGTATTCTGCCATCGTCAGCTTCCAGATCTAGTATTCTGTCAGCTAAGTCTACAGCTAAGACTTTTGACACCTGTAGCTCTCTGTATACGACAAGCTGTTCAGCAGGTGATATGGCTAACCACACGACAGCAGAGTAACTTCCATAACCGTAGTCACACGCTCTAAACTTTGTCCAACTAGACGGTATCTTGAATGGCTCTACTACGTGTTTTGCTCTATCAAACTCTGGAAACGCTGCTCCTTCTGCTACGTCCCAGTTACCTTCTAGTAGTTGCTTCCTCTGATGTTCTGGCAATGACAGTAGCATTGCTTCGTAGTCACCTGATTCAGCTAGATAAGGGTTGTCAAACAAATTAGCAGGTATGAAGCGTCTTCTAAAAAGAGGTTGCCCCTCTCTGCTATGCCCTTGTGGAAATGTAATAACATTACCTGACTCTAACTCCGTTGCCCAAAAAGAATTATTGGGAGGCGAGGGATCTACAAACATCTTCTTTACCCATTGATGTCCTGCCCCTCCAGGGTTTGTCGTTGCCCTCATGTACAGTCCTAACGACTGATCTGCACTTCTTAGTCGTGATCGCATATAATCCCAAGCATAGGGTGTCGCCCACTGTGTTAATTCGTCAAATCCAATCCAGTTAAATGCCTGACCTTGATAACGCATTACATCTAGGTCACGATCTAGATAGGACATCCACAGTCTGCCCCCCTTAGGACTCACCCACTGTGACTTTCTTTCTGACCACTTAATCCCTGGAATTGCTTTTGGATACAACTCCTGAGACTTTTGTATCAACTCCCTTAGTTCCTCCGTTGTGTGTCGTACTAACAGCCCACTGAAGTTAGGATTGTTTAGTCCTCTGAGTGGGTCAGCTAACATGGCAAAAGATTTACCACCTCCTGCTGCACCACCGTATAACACCTCTCGTTCTGACGAGGCTAAGAAATCTGTTTGAGGTCCTTCGTTTGGTCGGAATAAAACTTCTTCTTCCTGAACCTCTTGTGGTTTTATCTTTATTTCAGGCAGCTGTTCCTGCTGTTGTATAACTACCTGTTCTACTTGTTTCGGCTTTCTCGATTTCTTGGAGCGTCTTTTTGAGCCTCCTGGCAAGCTCCCTCTTAATCGTAGTTGATTTTTTACGTCTTCGTTCAACCTGTATTCTCTTCTTTAATCCTGCATGTGAGATGTAGCGTCCTGTTTCTTTACTGAGCCACGTTGCTACTTCTCTATAACTGTACTGTTGTAGATGGCTCTTTGCTTGTTCTAGTGCATCTAGTTCTTCTTTTATTGGTAGTAGAAAGTCTGCATCATCAGGATCTACTTCGTAACCAAATGGTATTGTTCGTGCAACTCTAGGTATTCTGCTCCACTCTTTAACTTCAACATCAGGTTTTGGAAGTGTCCAATATCCTAGATCGGTGTTATTCATTCGTCCCTTCTTTAGCAGGAAGAACAAACAATCCACCTGAAGACTCTACGTTTACCTTCTCTGTTTTAATTAACCCTGCTCTATCCAACAAATCTTTTGCTGCTGTCATCTTATCTCGTATGCCTAGCTCTGTAGGATCAACAAGAGCGTTACCCATTGCCATTGCAGCTTTTGGTGCAACGTAAGCCATATACTCTTTTGTTGCGTCCATTATTTCTTCTTTTAACGGCTTAACAACTTCTGACAATCTCGTTTCACTAGAGTACCCTGCTAACTTCTTAGCTAGTCGTGCGTCACCACCTGCCTCATCAAACAGGGCAGCTAAAAACTTTTGTTGTTTTTCAGTCAGATTTTTTGTCATCTTTTTCCTTTATAACCTCTTTTACCCAGTTACCATTATCGCCTGTATGCTCACACACTTCACATCTGTCGTCTTCAATGTGACTGCCACATACTTCGCAGGTAGGTTCATAGAGCATTATATGCCAGTCTTTTGGTTTGCAACACTACCCACAATAGTTTCAACAGTTTCTTCAGGAACACACATAATCTTTTCAGGTGTTCTATCTCCGTATTGAGTCACTAACGCTTTCATTATGGGAAAAGGATTATCGCCTACAAATTTTTGACACATCGCTGCATTGTGAAAATGTCCGTGATCTTTAGGGTGTTGAAATATAAATATATCCTTTGTGCCGTCTGAATATACACCAGACATTATTGCTACTATAAACCATGCTTTTACCATTTACTTTACTTTCCTGTACGCTCGTGTTTTCTTTGCGATACCCTTTGGCTGTTTGACGAATTGCTTCCCTGCCTTTGTGCCTTTTCTTTTAGCTCTAGTTGTCGCTGCGTACTCCTGTGGTGATAGAGCCTTGATTGCAGCTTCAGGAAGATAGCGTTCTCCAGTTTTCCCACTGGGCTTACCACTCTTTGTTCTCCACTTTTGTTTGCTCCAAGACTTTAGACTACGTTGACTTTTTGCGAGTGCCATTATCTGTATCCACCACCTTTAGCTTTGTACTGCTTGGCAAGCATCTGCGCTTTTCTAGCACTCCACTGTCCTGGCTTACCACCAGAAGAACCTGCCTTTATACGACTAAACAGGTTCTTTCTCATGGTAGGTTTAGTATAGTTTCCTGCTTTATTAACAGTTGACTTAGCCATACGACTAGCCTTTCATTATCTTGTAGCCTTTGGCTTTTGCTGCAGATCTAAGTTGTCCAACAGTCATACCACCTGCTGCGTAGCCCTTCTTCTTCATGCCACCTTTAGCCATACCTTTTTTCTTCATCATGCCACCCTTTGCGTAGCCTTTTTTCTTTTTGGTCATGCCACCCTTCGCCATTCTACCTTTGCCATCCATAGCGAAAGCAGGTATCATCTTACCTGTCTTTGGGTCTTTAGCCATAGGCATCTTAGCTCCACCTCGTGCCATTCCTTTTTTCTTCATTGGTTTTTTCTTCATTACCATTTTATTTCTCCTTAGAATATAGATTGTTAAAGACTCGTTGAGTATCCCAAACGTACTCAGTCTCTTGTTTTGAATGGAACGTCCTTTGGCTAGGCTTAAAGTCAGGCGCTCCCTCCCCTGTTTCAAACCATGCAGGGTGTGTTACTCGTACTCGATTGTTAGGTAACGCTACTATGTTACCTGTATACTCTCCTGCCT